TATATCTGATGGATTAAACAAAATGCTTACACAACAGAAAGAAGATTTTGGTTTCCAAGAATATGTAGCACCTCGCCCTCGCCCTAGGAGAGGTCTGTATGTGCCTTACACGATCACCAAGCTACCTGTAGAGGGTAGAAAGATTATGGACTCTGCAGGACTCTCTAAGGAGCTTAGATTGTCTGATTTAAGAAGGACAGGTACAACTGAAATGGTAGATGCCGGAGTTTCAATGGGAAATATTATGTCTGTCACAGGACATACTAACCCACAAAGTGTCAAGCCTTACATGAAAAATACTTTTGCTTCAGCTAGTTTAGCTTTAAGCACAAGAAAAAATTTGACACATTGTTAAATCCATGATACAAGACATTTACATTGTCCGAGCCTATATATACTAAGGAACATATATAATGTATAATATACTAGAATTTGTTAAAGATTTAAACATTCCTATAGATGAGACACGTAGATTAAATTGTCCTGTGTGTAATTCATACAAAACATTTACTGCGACAAATAATATGGGTTCATTAGTATGGAATTGTTATAAAATTTCCTGTAGTTTAAGTGGGAGTACTCGTGTTAGGCTATCTATAGATGATATTAAGTCTGTAAGTGCAAAAAAAGAATTGTCTACAACTAATACATTTGAGATGCCTGAATACGTAGTGCCACATGACAATAGGAAAAATCTCCTATCTTTCTGTAATAGGTGGAAACTAGATGCAGATAAAATGAATTTGCAATATGATGTGAAAGATGACAGAGTTGTTTTTCCCATAGAACATAAAGGAAATTTAATTGATGCAACTGGTAGAGCATTGGGTAAACGTCTACCTAAGTGGAAAAGATATGGGAATAACCCCTTGCCATATATTTATGGTTGTGGTAAGGTCGCAGTAGTTGTTGAGGACTGTGTAAGTGCTTGTGTTATAGATAGCAATGTACACACGGGGGTGGCTATACTTGGAACTTCTTTGTCAGAAGAACATAAGCACTACCTCTCACAGTTCTCAACTGCTATAATTGCATTAGACCCTGATGCATTACCTAAAATACTACAATTTGCAAAGGAGTTACGTGGGTATGTAAACAATGTCCGTGTGCTAAGATTGCAAGATGATTTAAAGTATAGAAATGAAGATGATATTAATAACTTGTACAAACTAACCCCAAAGGAGTAATACATATGGAAAATTCACTATTAAGAAGTTTAATGGACAGAGAGTTCTACAAAGAACATCGTGGAGCTAGATGTCCAGACAGATTGTTTAGCAAAGATGCTAGAAAGATAAAGCAGACTATAGACCTAGCTATGGACAGATATGAGCGTACAGTCACACCTGATGAGATTGAGGCTTTGTTTATATCAAGTAATCCGTCTATGTCTACTGCACAGAAACAAGCATACATTGCATTGTTTAAATCTATAAAGAATGAACAGCCGTTAGGTTCTGATGTAGCACAAGAGGTTCTCTCAAAGCTTTTTCAACAGGTTGTTGGAGAAGATATTGCTAATCTAGGTTTTGATTATGTCAATGGGCAACAGACGAGCCTAGAACCATTACGTATGTTACTAGAACAATATAATGATGACTTTACACCAGACTTAAATGTTGAATGGGATGATTTGGAGATTGATACATTGTTAGCTAAAAATGATTTGGAAGCACGTTGGAATTTTAACATACCTGCTTTAACAAGACAACTTGAGGGCATCAATGCGGGTCACTTAATTGAGGTAGGTGCTAGACCTAATACAGGTAAAACATCTTTTCATGCTAGTATGATTGCCTCACCCGGGGGTTTCGCACATCAAGGTGCTAACTGCATTGTCTTGTGTAATGAGGAAGGCTCTCATAGAGTTGGTGCTAGATACTTAACTGCTTCAACGGGCATGACAATGAAACAAATCAAAGCTAATCCAAGTAGGGCAAGAGATTTGTATGCACCTGTCAAGGATAAGATAAAGATAAAGGATGCCACGGGTCGTGACATGTCATGGGTTGAAAGTGTTTGTAAATCATATAAACCTGATGTTGTTTTACTTGATATGGGAGATAAGTTTGCTAGAAGTGGTGGCTTTGCTAGACCAGATGAGGCACTCAAGGCAAATGCTATACATGCACGTATGATTGCAAAACAGCATGAGTGTGCTGTCTTTTATATGTCTCAGCTATCTGCTGATGCAGAGGGTAAAATACTACTGAATCAGTCAATGATGGAAGGATCACGTACAGGTAAAGCTGCAGAGGCAGACTTGATGATATTAATTGCAAAGAATCCACCAAAGCAAGAAGATGGAGACGAAGAGGATTTACAAAGACATTTAAATATTGTTAAGAATAAGTTGTCAGGTTGGCATGGTGTTATTACTTGTCAGCTTAATTATCAAGTTGGTAGGTATGAGGCATGAATGATTACCCAGACTTATTTGGTTACGTCAAACCTAAAAAAGAAGTATACAAAACGTATGTATGCATCAAATGTGATGTAGAACAGCCTATTACTAATTTTTATATAGTAACTTCAGGTGAGGTAAAAAGAACCTGTCAGTCTTGTATGAAAGGACATTTCGCCACACTAAAAAAATTACGTAAGGAAAATGTATATCCTAATGATGACTATTGCTGTCCTATCTGTGAAAGAGACATAAAGGAGATAGGTAAGTATGGTCAAATCAAACTATCTAAATGGGTATTAGACCATTGCCATGAGACACTAACATTCAGAGGTTGGATATGTCATCATTGTAATACTGGGTTAGGTGGTTTTTCTGACGACTTGACAAAAGTAAAAAGAGCAGTTATATATCTAAAGAAACATAAGGAGAAATTAGATGAAATTAACACTTGATGTAGAAAATACAGTTACTACTAGAGATGGTAAGTTACACCTAGACCCTTTTGAAACAGAGAATGAATTAGTAATGGTTGGTTGTTTGACGGATAAAGGCGAGGAATATTTATTTAGGGATAACTTTGAAGGTGTCCAAGAACTATTAGACCAAGCAACTATATTAATTGGTCACAACATAGTACATGATTTAATGTGGATATGGGAATGTGGATTCAAGTATGATGGTCCGGTATTTGACACAATGCTAGGTGAATATGTACTCCAATGTGGAGTCAAGAAAGCTTTATCCCTAGAGGCATGTGCTGAAAGATATGAATTAGCTACCAAGAAACAAGATACATTAAAAGAGTACTTTAAGAAAGGCTACTCTGTGGCAGACATACCACCACTAGAACTTTCAGAGTATTTGTCAGCAGATTTACATGCTACACAACAACTGTCAGATGAAATATACAAAAAATTAAATACAGTTGAGTATGCTGAACTAATGGATACAGTTATACTCACTAATAGAGTTGCCTTAACATTAGCAAAGATATATCAAAAGGGATTTGCAGTTGATCTAAACAAGTTAGATGAGGTTAAGGTAGAATTTGAGACTGAAAAACAAAACATAGAAAAACGTCTAAGGTTGCAAGTAAAGCAATTGATGGGTGACACACCTATAAATCTAAATAGTCCAGAGCAAATGTCTTGGGTCATCTATAGTAGAAAGCCTAGAGACAAAACAACTTGGACACATAACTTTGATTCATACATGAAGACATCAGCGTATAAAGAAGTAGTTAGTGAAAAATCTGACATCATCTACAAAACAGTAGCTGTAAAATGTAAAGACTGTTTTGGATTAGGAACTATGAGAAAGGTAAGAAAAGATGGAAAACCTTATGTTAAGCAGCCCAAGTGTAATACTTGCACTGGTACTGGCTACACTTTTACTAATAGCACAAAAATAGCAGGTTTAAAATTTTCTGCACCATCTGCTAAATGGGTTAGTGCAAATGGGTTTAGTGTTAATAAAAAATATCTAGATGTCTTACAGGATACTGCTAAGAAATTAAATATGTCAGAGGCACTAAGTTTCTTGACAGATTTACAAAGACTATCTGCACTAGACACATACCTATCTTCTTTTGTGCAAGGTATAAAAACTTACGTAAAACCTGATGGTAAATTACACGTAAGACTTCTACAACACAGAACATCTACAGGTAGATTCAGTGGTGCAGACCCTAACATGCAGAACATGCCACGAGGGGGAACATTCCCCGTAAAGAAAGTGTTTGTGTCACGTTGGGATAACGGAAAGATAATGGAGGCAGATTTTGCACAATTGGAGTTTAGAGCTGCGGCATATTTATCACAAGATAAAGTCGCTATTAACGAGGTATCAACTGGTTTTGATGTACATGCGTATACGTCTAAAGTTATCACTGATGCTGGTCAGCCGACAAGTAGGCAAGAGGCTAAAGCACATACGTTTGCACCGTTGTATGGTGCGACTGGGTTTGGCAGAAGTAAGGCAGAAGCCGCCTACTATGAACACTTTACAGAGAAGTACAAAGGAATCAAAGCTTGGCATACCCGATTGGCTAAAGAAGCTCTAGCTACAGGAAAGATAACAACACCTTCAGGTAGACAGTTTTCATTCCCGGATGTTCACAGATTAATGTCTGGCAAGATAACTAATTTTACACAGATAAAAAATTATCCAGTACAATCATTCGCCACTGCTGATATAGTACCTTTGATATTAATGTATATTGAGAGGAAGTTAGAACCTTATCAATCGTGTGTAGTAAACAGTGTACATGATTCTATAGTAGTAGATGTGCACCCAAATGAAGAAAAGGAAGTATTAGATGTAATTGAAATAACTAATCAGAATATGATATCTTTAATAGAAAAAGAGTTTAAAATAGAATTTAATGTGCCTTTATTATTAGAGGCAAAAATAGGTACTAATTGGCTTGACACTAAAGATGTTGCATGATATAACTAGGCACTTATTGAAAGGAGAAAAAAATAAATGAATGATTTAATCAATATAAATACAGATAGCTATGCAGACTTAGCTAAAGCTATGGGAATAGCTACAGAAGTTGCTGCAAAGCCAAAGAAGTCTGGCAACTTAAACAGACTAAGAATATGGCACACACCTATAATGGGTCAAGCTGAGATAAATGGTAAGATGGCTAATGTTGAAGTCATTGAGGGTGGAGCGTATAGATTAGAGGTTGTAGAAGAAAATGGTTCTACCTTCTACTATTCAAAGAATATAAGCATTCGCCCATTCATGCAAAGGTTTATGCTAAGAAGGTATATAGCGAATCTTAATGCAAAAGCTGGCGAACCCAAGGGCATGTTCCATAGAACTATAATGTCTGATAATCTTAATACTGATTTGAAAGACAATACAGGTAGGTTCAACTGTGGTAAACCGTCTGGTTACATAGAAGACTTCAAAGCATTAGCACCTGACATGCAAGACTTAATAAGACAAATTAAACGTGTGCGTGTTATCTTTGGTGTGGTTACTTTGGATGAGCCTACTGACGAGAAGGGTCAACCTACAGAAATAGGTGATGTACCTTTCATTTGGGAGATAGATAATAAGGATGCTTTCAAAACTTTAGGTGAGCAGTTTAATGAGTATGTTAAGAAATCTAGATTGCCTATACAGCATATGATACATCTTAATGGTACTAAAGCAAACGAGCTACCTAATGGAAGTAGTTTTTATACACCTATCGCCCAAGTTGACTTCTCTGAAGCATTTGATGTTACAGCAGAAGACCAAAAGTTATTTGGAGACTTTGTTGATTGGATAAAGAACTTCAACGACTACATCTGTAAGGAGTGGGAAGAAAAAGTAGAATCTAGGCAGAACCCTGTTTCAAAAGAAGAGATGGAAACTGTAGAGTCTTTTATTGATATTGAGGGTACTAACTAATGAATCATATCGCTGAACTGAAGTTGCATCAATACATGACTGATGCAGTCAATGGTAAATCTGTTATGTCAGATGAGATTATAAATCAAGTAGCCAATGATGTAAAAGATGCATTGCAACGTCAGTTTGGTGGTAAGGTCAAAAGAAAAGATTTTACTTTACGTATGTCTAATGTTGGTAGACCCACTTGCCAACTTTGGTACGAGAAAAATAAACCTGAGACTGCCTTACCTAAATCAAATAATTTTATGATGAATATGATGTTAGGAGATATAGTTGAGGCAGTCTTCAAGGGTTTATTAAAAGCTTCTAAAGTAGATTATGAAGAGTCTGATACTGTTACACTCAAGTGTAAAGATGCAGAGGTGTCAGGTTCTTATGATTTAGTGATTGATGGAGCAGTTGATGATGTTAAATCAGCATCTGATTGGTCTTATAAAAATAAGTTTGAATCTTATGACACATTAAGTAGTGGTGATGGGTTTGGATATGTAGGTCAACTTGCTGGTTACGCAAAAGCTTCAGGTAAGAAAGTTGGTGGTTGGTGGGTTGTAAACAAAGCCAACGGTCACTTTAAATATGTACCTGCAAGTGGACTCAATCTAGATGATGAGATAAAAAAGATTGAAGACACTGTAGCTACTGTCAATGCTAATAAGTTTGAGAGATGTTTTGAGCCAGAGGAAGAAAAGTTTAGAGGCAAACCTACTGGCAATACAGTTTTAAATACTAACTGTAAATTTTGTGATTATAGATATGATTGCTGGGATTTAACTGATAAACCTGCCATTATGTCTAAAGCACAGACACCTAAAATTGTCTCGTATATTCAACTAGGAAAGGAGTAATAGAATGAGTAAATCACTAGATGAATTAAAATCCAATATTGAAGAAATGGAAAAGCAATTAGCTGAAGCAAAAAAAGAATACCGTGAAATGCGTACAGCAGGGTTGCGTGATGCTATGGAAGCTAGAAAAGTAGCTGATGAAGCTGTAAAAGAGGAACTAAAGAGTTTAGGTTATCAAACTTCTTATAGTCCTTTCACGGGTATAACGTGGCGAAACTTCTAAGTGTCTCCTCATAGAGTAAGAAGAGAAGCTATAAAGTATGGGTATAGGAGTGGGTTAGAACATGCTATCTCACTCTACCTAAAAAAATTGAAACATAAATATGATTATGAATCAATAAAGATAGAGTGGGAAGATTTAACCTACCGTACCTATACACCAGACTTTATATTAAATAATGGCATAATTATAGAAACTAAAGGAAGGTTCTTAGCTGCAGATAGAAAGAAACATCTCTGTATAAAAAAGCAACATCCTAAACTAGATATAAGATTTGTCTTTACAAATAGTAGAAATAAGCTTAGTAAAGGTGCTAAGTCTAGCTATGCACAATGGTGTATCAAACATGGTTTTAGATACTATGACAGAATTATACCTGAAGATTGGCTAAAAGAAAAAGGTAAAAATAAACACTTGAACTTTATTAAATTTTCAGGTACAAAGGTAAGGAGATAATATATGTTAGAAAGAAGAAATCCAAACTCATGTTTCATAGAACTAAATCCTATATGTGATAAAAGCTATTGGACTGGAGAACTAGAAGTTAATATCATAGCATCTGAAAAGAGTGACCTTGATAAAGAAAGTAAAGAAAGTTTATTGCATCTATCTCAATTGGTTGCATCTACTGTAGCTCTCATGGAGCTAGACCCTAAGTTAACACTAAGACTAGAAGAGTTTGTAAATGAGGCAGAAGAAGAGATAAGGGAAAAGAATAAACCTATAGTAACTAAATCTGTTGAGGGTAATGTAATATCCTTAAACTTTGAAAAGAAGAAATAATGTTAAGACATATGGAGTATATGAAAATGAAAAAACAACAAGCAGATATGCAGTCTGATAATTTAGACATGGTTAATAGTCCTATTCATTATAACAAAGCAGGTATTGAAACTATTGATGCCCTAGAAGCTATGCTTGTTGACGGATTTGATTATTACTTACAAGGAAATGTAGTTAAATACTTATGGAGATTTAGATACAAGAATGGTATAGAAGACCTAAAGAAAGCACAATGGTATCTTAATAAACTTATTGAGGTTTATGATGATAAGAGTTAAGATGATTATAACTCTCTCTGTTGATAAAGAAGAATATCCAATACCAGCAGACGGAAATGTAGGAGAAGAAGTAGAAGATTATATTAAAGATATGATTTATGATTTAGAAGGTATAAAGATTAGAACTATAAAAACAATAACAGAGGAGAAATAGATGTTACAAAATTACTTACCCACAGACTATCAAAACTTCATAGCACTCTCTCGCTATGCAAGATGGAAAGACGATGAACAACGCAGAGAGAATTGGTCAGAGACTGTAGACAGATACTTTGATTACATGAGCAATCATTTATCTAATAACTACAACTACAATATTACAAAAGCCTTAAAAGAAAAACTTACAGATCAGATAATGTCTCTAGGTATTATGCCAAGTATGAGAGCATTGATGACATCAGGACCTGCACTAGACAGATGCCATGTAGGTGGTTACAACTGTAGCTACATACCAGTAGATAGTCCACGTAGTTTTGATGAGTGTATGTATATTCTTATGTGTGGCACAGGTGTTGGTTTCTCTGTAGAACGTGAGAATGTAGACAAGTTGCCTATAGTCAATGAACACTTTGAGGACAGCACTACTATCATCAAAGTTGCAGACAGCAGACCCGGATGGGCAAAAGCATTAAGAGAACTTATTGCTATGTTATATGTTGGACAAGTGCCTAAATGGGATACATCAGAAGTAAGACCAGCAGGTGCTAGATTAAAAACATTTGGTGGTAGAGCATCAGGTCCTGCACCACTTATAGAACTGTTTCACTTTTGCATACAGAAGTTTAAGGGTGCTAAAGGCAGACGATTGTTTCCTATTGAGTGCCACGACTTGATGTGCAAGATTGGTGAAGTTGTAGTTGTTGGTGGTGTTAGACGTTCTGCTCTCATATCTCTATCTAACTTAGGCGATGACCAAATGCGTCATGCCAAGTCTGGTCAATGGTGGGAGAATGAAGGTCAACGAGCATTAGCCAATAACTCTGTAGCATTTAAAGGTAAGCCTGAGATGGGTACATTCATGCGTGAGTGGACATCGTTGTATGAATCTAAGTCAGGGGAACGTGGTATCTTTAATAGACAAGCTGCTAAAGTTAAAGCATTAGAGAATGGTAGACGAGATGCTGATTATTACTTTGGTTGTAATCCTTGTTCAGAGATTATACTTAGACCATATCAGTTTTGTAACTTAACTGAAGTTGTTGCACGTGTTACAGATACAGTAGACACATTAAAAGAAAAGGTACGCATGGCTACTATACTTGGTACGTTTCAATCTACGCTTACTAACTTTAAATACCTACGCAAGGTATGGAAAGATAATACAGAAGAAGAGAGATTGTTAGGTGTATCACTTACAGGTATACTTGATTGCCCAGTCTTAAATAACACCTACTATGAATTAGGAGATGTGTTGGAGCAACTAAGACATGTAGCAGTAGAAACTAATAAGAAGATGGCTAAAGACTTAGGCATACCACAGTCAACTGCTATAACTTGCATCAAACCTAGTGGTACAGTTAGTCAATTAGTTGACAGTGCTAGTGGTATTCATGCTAGGCATAATGACTACTACATCAGAACTGTACGTGGTGATAACAAAGACCCACTCACACAGTTTATGAAAGACAGTGGTATNCCNAGTGAGCCATGTGTTATGAAACCTGAAAGNACAACTGTNTTTAGTTTCCCTATGAAATCACCATCTGGTGCAATGACTAGAACAGAGATGACTGCCATACAGCAGTTAGAGTTTTGGTTATTATATCANAGGCATTGGTGTGAACANAAACCNTCTGTTACCATATCTGTAAAAGAGGATGAGTGGATGGATGTGGGAGCATGGGTGTATANNAACTTTGATGAAGTATCAGGTATATCATTCTTGCCTTTCAGTGACCATACGTATGCACAAGCACCCTATCAAGATATAGTAGGTGAAGAGTATGAGAGAGCCTATAAGCAAATGCCTACCTCTATTGATTGGTCAAAGTTAGCAGACTATGAAAAAGAAGATACTACTAGTGGTGGAAGGGAGTTAGCTTGTACAGCAGATGCGTGTGAAATGGTTGACATACAGGCTAGTTAATGTTAGAAAGTGGTGAGTTATTATGGTGGCAATGGTGGTTATTAATAGCCATTTCCATCAACACCATGATTAATATGATCGTGTTCTTTAAAGGTAGAAAGTTACACATAAGAGAGTTACTACATTTAAAACCAAAAAGGAGAAGTAAATGAGAGAAATGATATTACAAGCATTGAAGAGTAAGATATCTGGACAGATAAATGGTCACATAGCCAATATAGAAGCAATGATGACTAATCCTGTAGGTATAGGAGATCATCCTACTATTGTAGAAACAATTGAAAAAGAGTTGTCTGCATTAGAGCATGAGAACGGTAAACTAAATAACTTAGTTAGATTCTTTGAAAGACAGCCAGAGCAAAAAACTGAAGCTCCTGTAAAGGAAAAGAAATGACATTGCATGAGAATGGAAAATTTTATGTACCCAAACAGGATGAAGAGTATATAGCACCCTTTGGACCTACTATGGGATATAAAAAGTTGACACCTGATTTTGTCAAAAAGATGAACACTCTTATGAAGATGGAGTTAGAAGATTTTTCAGATAATTTAGTGGGTAAAGTTAAGCAAGAGTTAAAATTTAATAAAGAAATTGAGAGTCTTTGGCTTAAAGAAGTATCACAATTTATAGGAAGATTCCATTCTTATACAGAGCATAGAAACTCTTTTGGTGCTAAGGGTTTAAACACGGAAAAGTATGACTACGGTATAAAAGTTGTATCAGGTTGGTTTGTAAGACAGTTTGAGAATGAATACAACCCACTTCATGTACATACAGGTGCAGCAATGTCTTGTGTAGGATACCTAGCACTACCTAATGGTATAGAAAAAGAATGGGAAGAAGACTATAAAGACCATCATCCTGCTAATGGGCATATACAATTTGCTCATGGTACTACTTCAGGTTATAATAATACTAACTTTATGGTTAAACCACAAGTAGGAGACTTTTACATCTTTCCTTCAGAATTATTTCACTGTGTATACCCATTTAAAACCAAAGGAGAACGTAGGTCATTCAGTGTAAACTTTACTTTTCTAGAAGTACCTAAACAAAAAAAATAACTTTAACTTCCATAAGGAGAATATGACATGCAGAAAAAAAATAAAAAGTTTAAAACTAGACAAGAGAGGGGTTTAGGCAAGTATGATGCTCCTCTTAGTCTGCAATTCAATCAAGGTTTTAGTGCGTTTAAAAGACGTAAGCTAATAAATCCTTTTAGTGATAGGACTATGCAGTCACGAGAATGGCAACGAGGTTTTAATTCTGCTTATTATGTGCAATTAGAGAGGGTCAAAAATGCAGAAGCTAGAAGAAGAGGCGAGAAAATACATGCAAAATAAGCTATTTATAAATGAAGTTATAACCCCAGACTTATATGAAAACTTAGCTAGTGAAACAGCTATATTTCCAAAAGAAAAAGCCTTAGAGTATTTAGCTCTAGGCTTGACAAGTGAGGCTGGGGAAGTTGCAGGCAAAGTTAAGAAACTTATACGTGATGGCAAAGGCGATAAGAAAGCTATTGCATCAGAGATAGGTGATGTGCTTTGGTACTGTGCTATGTTAGCAAAAGAAACAGAAGTTCCTTTGAATGATATTATGAAAGATAACTTGAAGAAGTTAAATAGTAGAAAAGAAAGAGGAACATTAGCTGGGTCAGGCGATAACAGATAATTATTCTGAGATTACACCATAGTCTACTGCAAATTGTAGTAACATGGTGTAGTCATCATTACCAACTTCTACATTAGGAAATTGCTTTTTAAATGCACTCATTATTATAGCTCTATCATTTTCAGCTATTTTAAAGAACCTAGCTTTTTCTTTTCTGATTACATCTTGTGGTGTATCATAATCTTTTTCATCTAGTGCTTCAGCTACTGCCTCACTACGTATGGAATTTAACTCTATTCTTAAAAACTTTTCTTTCTCATAATCATTTGCTAAGTTCATATACTCAGGACTATTAATAAAATTATTTAAATGATGCTCTATAGCTAATGCAACATTTTGTCTAGCTTCTCTATTGGCTATATTATCTTGCACTTTCACAGGTGCAACTTCAAAGTAGTCTAGACGAAATCTGTCTAACTCTCTTTGCACATCATTCTTTTCTTCCATAGGAGTTAATCCAGTTATCTGCCTAAACATAGGCATTGTATTTCTAATGCCAGTGCTTTTATAAGGTGTAGTTTGAGGTGGTCTCTCTAAGAAACCTTCTCCATCTGAATGTGCTTCCATTGGAAATGATCTTGTAGCTTGTTTTAACATGTAAGGTAAAAACTCTACATCTGTATTGTCTGTTAACATACGTGTGTCGGGGTCAACCATTTGAACTGCATCTTTAATCATACCTGCACCAACAGTGTATGTACTAAAATAGTTACCTGCAAACTTTGCTAATCCTTGTTGAAATTTACCACTTTCTGTAGCAGTATCTTCTGTGGCTAATTTTACAATCTCATCTACAAATTGCAATCCTGTACCTGCTCTAGATAAACCACCAGACAATGCCTCAACAAACTCTCTAGTTTTTATGTTTCCTGTAACTCTATCATTGTCATGTAGCCTATAACCAAATGCTTTCTCTAACTCACCATTAGGTCTTCCTATTTGATATAATGCATCTGCCACAAAAGCATATGCCATGAAAGGTCCTAGAGATGCTCTAGCATCAAATGTTCCATGACCAAATGGATTCTTGTATTCATACGCACCTGTATTCTCATCCCCTAGATTCTCTCTCATTCCAAAGAAAGCACCTATCATAGCCATACCTGTCATTTGTTTACCAAATCTTTCAGCCGTGGCAGACTTATTTAAAACACCACCTATATCTAGCATTCCTAGTATAGGAGCATGTTCATATACAAACCTAAATTGATTGACTATATATCTTGGGAAAGGAACAAAGGCAGAACCAAATTGAGAGGCTGATGCTTGTATAAATGTGTCAGCAGCACTATTGAAGACACCTTGTTTGCCTCTAAACTTACCTGTTTGATATGTGAAGTCTAAAGCCTTTTCCATAGCTCCAGATAATGCTTTGTCATCCATCATTCTAAAGTTACCACTAGAAATTAGATCACTTAAACCATTTATATTTTTTTTCTTAAACACATCTGCTGCATCTGTTTTAATAAGCTTATCTATCTCACGAGAGAATATAGCAGACTTAAATACATTATCACTTAGAGTATTAAACTTATTTAAAAATCTAGCAGTCTTTAACATGTTGCCAGAGTCATCTCCTACAGAAGTTCCTATGTCTCCTAGCTCTCTGAATAATTGTTTAGCTATATCTGAATTACCTAGCTTTGGGTCTCTAAATACTTTGGTTAAAATAGCAGTATCAATGCCTTGCAGACCAAATACCATATCTTTCAATAATAAAGATTGACCACCAGCTCTTAACTGTGCAACACCTTCTTTGACAGCAAACTCAGCATCTTTCATCAACTCTTTATCAGAGCTACCTATAGTTAATCTAGATTTACCTTTTACATAATTAAATGCTCCAGCTCCTAAATTGTCTAAGGCATAAACGTAGTTACGCATGTATCCATTAGTAGTGTTTCTAACAGTAGTAGCCGCTTGAATTGTCATTAAACCAATACGTGTTTTATTTAAGGCTCTAAAAAAGTCACCAGCTTTATTTAAAACCAAACCTCTGTCTGTTCTTTGTGTTACAGCATTTCTAGCAGCTTCAGTAGTGTCTCCTAATGTAACAATAGCCTTATCTAAATCTGTTAGCTCTTCAAATAATTTCTTTCTTTCTGCTCTAGATAAAACACTAGCTGTCTGCAAAGTTCTACCTGCTTGAGACATTTCTGCCGCATATAATGCACCAAACTCTGTAGCACTAAGATTATGTGCTTTTAAAACACCCATAAATGAATCCGTGCTTATTATACCACTTGAGATACCTCTAGCTATACGAGACGTTATTCTTTCTTCTAAATCTTCTTTACTACCTTTAGCAACTCTTGTAAGCTTACCATCCTTCAGTACCTCTCTTGCAGGTATCATGTCAGTAACCTCTGATGCCGCAGACCCTATGTTTCTTACAACTTTCTCATCTAAACTTAGCAATGTACCTTTTTCTACAGCTTGATCTATTTTTAATCTTTTACCTACATTCATGTTAAAACTACCAAGAGTTTCATCTAATGATTTTTTTAAAATTGTAGAATAGGCTTGAGCTACTTTACTTTTAAAGTCTTTACCTTTACCAAACTTCTTACTGCTAATTGTTTTGTACACATGACTGATAGCGTTACTACGTTTCTTAACTTCTTTTGCAGTAAACTGACCTGCAATATTACTAGTAAAAGCTTTACGTGAACCGGTTACACCACCAATAACACCTCCGGGAAGACCAGAGATGACACCACCTAACGCTACTGTACCTAAATCTACTTCATCTTTATCTTCATCAGTAAGTACACGAGTTTGTTCTTGAGCAGCAACTGTTCCAGCACCACCAAGTGCATCAACTGTTGCACCACCAATAGCAGTTTTATAACCACCACCTATGAATGCTTGTTTAGCAGTAGCGAGTTTACCCATTTTCTCAGTGCCTTTTTGTAAAGCTTTCTTGGTCATCTTACCACCACTAGCTTTAGCACCATTCTTTATTATCTCTTTGATACCAAACTTTATACCTTGTTGAGCTGCTAATGCTCCAGCTTTACCTGCACCAAAAGAAAACATAGACGCATACGTAGATGGAGCAGTAAATACACCACCTAAATAATCCGTCACAGTTTCTGATGTAAAGTCTGTATCTTGATTCTCAAATGTAGACATGAGTCTACCCATACGAGATAAACCCTCATCATCACCTTGTTGTTGATATTCTTGTGCTAAATACATATCTCGCACAGCAGATACCTCATTTACATTCTGATAACGGAAATGTTCTAAGTATCTGTCATATATATCTTCTGCATTATCTGATTGATAGTCTTCTCTATCATATAAAAATTGTTTTGCATCATAGATGAAGTCAACATCATTGATAAGGTTTTCTCTGTTTAATTCTTCTTTGGAGAACTCTGTGTAGGACATATAATTAATTACCCAGCTATTTGCTTATTAAATTCTTTTGTTGCTATGTCAATAGTAGCACCCGGATTATCCTTTATAAATTGTTTAACAAATGCTTGTTCTAATTCCATTTTTCTTTTAACTCTAGTTTTGCTATTTAAACTTTTAACATTAGGTAAGTTTTTAACTTCACCTACTATTTGACTAGGAGATAGAGTGCTTATGTCTTTAATTTTATTTTCTTCTATTATCTGTTTGGGATCAAGTTGTTTAGTATCTTTAGGATTTAGTATCTTTCTTGTCTGCTGAATCTAAAAATTCAGAGTCTTCAACTATTTGAATAGTATATTTACCATTTATAGTTACTCCTATTAATTGTTTATTAGTAGCAATAGCTTCATTTATCTTTAAGAAGTTTGAGTTACCATCTTCTAAATCGCCATTAAATGTTGCTTCTTCAACAAACTTTAAATAATATCTAGTAGCTTTGTCCAATATTTTAATTTGATTTTCTTGAGCATCTGCACCAACATATACACCAAACTTATTTCTCTTTTGTTTTATATTATACACACCAACCAAAGACTCATTAATTTTATTACTAGCACTAGTTGTGGCATTGAAATCCATACCTTTTTTACTTTTTAAACCTCTTATAATACCTTCAGTAACATCAATCATAGATTTAATGTCTGCTTCTTTTTCTTTT